AATCGTTGACTCTGCCCGCGCGCCAGGATCTCGCGGGCAGCGATGAGCGATTAAGCTCTTGGAGGATACAATGTCAAAAAAGCATTTCATCGCTTTAGCTGATGCGATACGAGATTATAACCGCAATGCATTTCCTCACGGTACTAATACCGCGAGCCCTTTGCAATTCACTCACACACAAATTTTGAGTTTAGCTACTTTTTGCGCATCTCAAAATTTTCGATTTAACAAAGAACGTTGGTTGGATTATATTGCGGGCAAATGTGGTCCTAATGGCGGAAGTATCAAGGCAAAAGCGTAATCGTTGACTCTGCCCGCGCGCCAGGATCTCGCGGGCAGCGATGAGCGATTAAGCTCTTGGAGGATACGATGATAACCGTAAATCTGGCATTGCCCAAAAAGGGAATGCAAATTGCTCCGAAGTCTTTACAATGGGAAGATTTTGCCAATTCCCACAAAACAGACATTTTCGTTTTTGATACCTGGCGCGATGAGATACCCGAGGATCTGAGCTCTCTCGATTATGGCGATTTAGATCCTGCACAACAGATCTCTCTTGATTGCTTCTATGTGCCATCCTTGCTTGCGGGCAGCGATTATTCTGGCGGAAGCGTAACAGTTGCCAACAAAAAGTATTTTCTTGAGATTTACGGTGACCACAACGAAAAGGAAAATGGTGTGTGGGAAGTTTTTGGCGGTCATGGAACCTATGCAATAGCAATCCGTTTGCGAGCTCTCACAGATGAGATGATAGACGAATTCAATGCATTGGATGACTATCCTTGCTTCAATGATGAAATTGTTTCCGAAGTAGAAATGGAAGCGGAAAATGAAGCATGGGATTCATGGGCAAAGCATGATTTTAGGCGAGAGCTCGCCAAACAATTCCCACAAAGGGAAGATGAGATTTATGATTTTTCAGATGAGCAACTATTTGAGATTTTCCATAATGCCATGGAACGAACTAACACATATTGGGAAAACGAAACAGGGAATTCTGCTTATGTTGACTTTGACCGCATCTTGAAAGGGATCTCAGAGCAGAATCTTACTGAGCGTAACTAATCGTTGACTCTGCCCGCGCCAGGATCTCGCGGGCAGCGATGAGCGATTAAAGCTCTTGGAGGATACGATGACACAGCAATTAGCTATAGAAATCAAAACCCATTTAGAGCGGTCATTGTCTGCATTATTACAGGCGACCGCGTTAACTCCAATGCCGGAACAGTTGGCAATCAGGGAAGCATATGCAAAAACACATGCCACCTATACGGGTTTTTGCGACCGCCATGGTATTACCTGGCGAGATGCGGCGACATCTGCCCGCATTGTTACTGGTTGAGAATCGTTGACGCTGCCCGCGCGCCAGGATCTCGCGGGCAGCGATGAGCGATTACTAAGCTCTTGGAGGATATGTTGAATCCGTGTGCGCTGCTATTGCGCGGGAGCTCGGGATTCGTTTTGAGGGTATAACTCAGAATCGAGATCCCGATTGCTTATAACTCAGATTCGGATAACTCAGAATGGAGGGCCGAAGTGAAAGGTCTACTCACCAAAGATGAATTCGTTGACTTCCTGCGCGAGCTCAAGGGTTTTAAAAGTGTGTCTCAGTTCGCGCGCGAAAGCGATGTAACTCCGCAATTCATGGGCAAAGTCTTGGATGGATCCTATAACCCTGGCAGCAACCTGGCTGATGTCCATGGCTATGAAATGGTTGTGATGTATCGCAAGAAAATAACTCAGAGAGGAAATGACAATGACAGGCAACGAAAAACTGGTTAGCATGGGGATTCCTGCTCCAACAGAAGCAATGCGCTCGCTCGCTGTTCAAGTGCAAAAGCTTATATACGATGAACTTTGCGTTTTCCCGAGCCTAAATCGAGCAGTCATCGAGCAAGCCGCGACCGATGGCGCGAATGAAGCCGCTCGCATGGTGCGAATGGTCTTGGAGGAAGCATGAACTTTCTTCGCCGCATCTATGCGGGCATTCTATCGCTGATAACTCGGATCCTGAAACGCACTGCGGGCCGGCGTGCTGAAAAGCTCAATGCTGATTACGAGCGCGAGGAGCTCGCCGCGCGCCAGGAGCGGATTCGCCAGGCAGAGCGAAAGAAAGATACAAGCCGCAACGGGCATCCATAGAACACATAACACTTTGGAGGATACACACATGACAGACCAAGAAAGAACATGGTGCAATAACGCGATGAAGCGTGGCGGCTCTTTCGTGAGCACGTTCGCGCGAGTTTGTTTTCTTGCTGATGATTCTAACTTTCGCATCCTCAAGCCTGCATTGTCTCAACTGATGACTAAATACCCTGATTATGGAACGCCGGTATAGCGTCATTAAATCGCACCGTGGCCGCGACCTAAAGGTATGGGAAAAGGTTGTGGCCACGGATCTATCCTTGGAAGATGCGCGCCGGAAGGAAAGGGAATTGAACGATACAGAGCGGGCCGCGCATCCCGAGCTCTCATCATGGACGCGGGATCTCTTCTTTATCCAGCTAGAAGATGCCGACAAGCATCATGCTATCTGCCAGGCCAGGCGTGATGAGATCTGCCGTGAAGCTATGGAAGCGGATGCCAAACGCAACAATGCCCGCAGATAGTCGAAGATCTGCGAGCATTGTTTTTCTGGCGCGCGGTTTATGTGTATCGTTTGAGAGTTTGTTCGGCCTGGCTGATGAGCTTTTTACCTTCCGCGATTGCCTTTCCCCAATAGAGCCGCGCAACCACGATGCCAGCGACAAAGCACGCGCCACCTGTCAACAGGTAACTCATGTTTGTGTTCCCTTTCCCGTAAACGCCTGTACAGCGTTGCGAATAGAGTTGCTTCCATACAGCGCCAACAGCATAGCAGAAAAGGCATCCGTGTGGTCAGGGATCTGCCATCCGTGGATAGCCAGGCTCACCCATGTTGCAACCAAGATTCCGCAGGCAACGCGCGTGAAAGAGGGATCTCCGTCTTGGTCGCTGAAAATTCCTTTGATGAATGCCTTCATGGTTTGCCTTTCAGAAGTGTTGCCGGATCTGGCGCTTTGAGTTTCTTCGGTTTGCCGGCAAATCCGAATGTGGCGACCGTCAACAAGAGATTTCTTTTGCGCGGGATCTCATTGTACAGATCCGTATAATCCTTTTCGAGCGCCACGGTGTAACCGGATAACGCATCATACTTCTGTTGCATCGCATCAACCTTGCCAGCCAAGGCATCGAATTTCGTATTGAGCTCCGCGATACGGCCATCTTCGGCTTTCAATTGATCCTGGCACTTTGGATCATCTTGCACGCGGTCTGCAATTGCGCGCTCTTCCGCTGCCGTATAGCAGGCATTCATCTCGCCTGGCGCGCGGAGATTCAGCGTGCGAATCGTGAAGGCATGTAACTCAGAATCAGAGAGCGCCTTCACCTGTGCCGCCATTGTTGCGCGCTGCGATGCGAGCGCCTGAATGGTCGCCGCCTGTATCCGCTCGCGCTCGGTCGCGGCATCAATCGCGGCCTGCGCTTGCTCTTCGCGTTTGTCGGCCTCTGAGATCTTCGCGGCGGCGTCCTGGCGCGCGAGCTCGCGGGCTTTCTCGGTTTCCGTGGCTATCTGCTGGCTTGCTTCTTGCTGCGCTTCGAGCTTGCCTTGATGAATGAAGTGAGCGCGAACGCCGGCCAGCAACGCCAGGACCGCGAGCCCGCCGATGACATAGCGACCGAGCGGGCTCTTGGCAAATCCCCAAATGCTGAGTAGCACTCCCATGGTTTCCTTTTCCTTACGAATCCGCGCGTTCCAACCATCCTGGCAGGAATTCGGCCTCTTGCGGATTGTTGATTGCAACGTTTTCGTAATATGCGCGAGCTTCGCGCTTGAGCAGATCCAGAAGCTTTGCCGGATCTGAATTGTTGATATAAGTGAGCGTAATCGGTCCCATGATGCCATCGCACGCAATCACACCTGGCCGGCCAGCTTCAAATTTCAATTCAACATCGGATGTATAGGTGATAGCCGTTTGGATAAGCTTGACGGCTCGATGCACACCCATGGTTGCAGAGAGATCAAAGATCTTCGTCGCCAATGCCTGATTCTGGATCTCTCCGAATCTGCCGGCAAGCCAGAAATCGCGCTGGTAGATTTGCTTGGCGCGCTCTTCGGTCATGCCTTTGATATCTTCATCGGGATAAGAGCGCCGCGAGATTCCCATGTTGGTTTCGCCGCCAGGATCCGAAGGGTTATTGACGTATCCGCCTTCATGCTTCAAGACAACTTCTACCGCGGTTTCAAATTCTGCCATTACAGTTTTCCTCCCGAGCCATGCGCCTTTGCCTGGCCGTTTGCCTGTTTGCTGTCTAACAGAGCTTCCACGCGATGAATCACAGGACTCCATTCTTGCATCAAGCCTGTGAGTTGCGCGCTGATAGCTGCATTGTTCTCTGCAATCGTAGTGAGCCGTTGCAACATTGGCAAGACGATTGTTTGCAATGTGATGGTGAGCGTTTTTTGCGTTTCAAGTTGCTGCGCTTCCATCAGAGCTTTTTGATAATCAGCTTCTTTGCCCTGGCCATTGCCGTTCGTCTTGCTGCGGATCTCAAGGATTTTTACAACTCCCCATAGACACACGGCCAGCAGAATCACCACTGCGCCGAGCACAGGACCGAGATCTTTTAATTGCTGCGGATCAAACGGCATCTATCGCTCAAAGAAAGCGCAAATCGGCAAAATCCCATTTACTCCGCTCAATGCTCCGAGTGTAGTCGGCAGCACTCCCGCTGTTGCATTGTTCGCTGCTGTTGCCATACGGGATGATGCGGAATAAATGTTATTGACTGCTGGCGTTAAGTTGTTTGTAACGTTAACCACTTGCAAGGTTGTGGTATCTGTTGCGGCCTGCGCCATGTAATAGATGCCTGCTGGCAACGTAACGGGTGCGAAGGTCGCTGAGACATTGCCGCCTGCCGCTCCGCTTAGACCACCTGCCGATAACAACTTACTGCCTGATAGGTTGTAAATTCCAACATCAAAGGTTTGGCCAGCGTTGGGAGTAGTCACGCGACACGTTACTTTCCCAATTTGAACCGTATACGGTAATACGAATTCAAATACACAGGTGACATTGTTTGTGGCGGGACTTCCATTTACGCCGCCTGATTGTTCATTTGTTGGCGGCATAATTGTCATTGACCAAAATCCACCATGGCCGCTTGTATTGACTGGCATCACCTGATCTGCGCTCAAAACCTGGCCGGATGCAATTGCCAATCCTGTTGGCACAGTGCCGCTGAATGATGGGCTTACTAGAGTTTTGTTGAAAAGCGTTGCGGCTAAAGCTCCCAATACGGCAACATCGGATCCGCCTGTTGTTTGCGGAATGATGACAGTGCCGCCGATACTCCCGCCGCCGCCTACAACTGAGATTTGCGCGCTTCCGCCATCGAGCACTAAACCGGCAGCAAGCTCCAAGGGAAAGCCGAGAATTTTCTGCTGGCCGGTAGGGTTGGTAAGTACAGCATTTGGCGGCACAATGACAGGTGCAATAGCGATGGCAGAAATAGTGCTGAGATCCTGCTCGTTTGCGCTGCCTGCAAATTGATAAAGCAATGTCTGAACGACGCCACCAGCTTTATTTTTGAATTGGATCTGATAGAACGTTGTGTTCGGCCCTGGCACGATGACATCATTTCCCCAAATAGGAAAACGAAATGTGCCGTCCGCAGGATTGACTGGAATACTGAGTTGTGTTTCAACGATGAATCCGGTGCCAGATACTTTGGGAACATTTGCCCCAAAATTGCACAAAGCGATATTGAGAGATGCGCCCGTGTCGGCGCTGCCAAGAAAATCTTGGATGAAGCCTTTGATGATGCAATTCGGTGTTGACATGATTTCACCTTTATTTAAAAAAAGTTACCGGCCCAACTTTTGCAACGATGGCATGGTTTTGCAACTTCTGTGTGATGTTCTCGCGGAACCATGGATTCGTGACCTTATCGAGCTCGGCATAATAGAGAGCGCCATCCGTGTAACGGTCGGGCTCGCTATCGTTGAAGATCCCATCAATGCGTTGCAAGAGCAAGCGTACATTGACATCTCGCACATCGGGATAGCCACCTTTGATTGTGTTATCGCCGGCCTTGCCTGGCGCTTCCGCGATGACCTGGCTCCAATCGCCGCCCATCCATCCTTGCTTGACGCGATTGCGCAGCACGCACGCGAGGGCGAGCATGTTATCAATACCGCCGTATTCATGCGCGTTTTGCCACGCGAACAATGCGAGCTCAGCTTTCAGAAAATTGTCTGATGTCATGATTCGTTCTCGGTCGCACCAATAGCGAAGCCAGAGACTTTGATTTTCAAAACGGGAGCTTGCCATCTTCCCGATACGCGCGATTTCGATGGTCATAGAGTTGCTGTTTATAGAAGATGCTGGCCGGCCCTGTGGAATGGCCGAACATCTTGAGCGCCTGGCTTTCCGTGCAAATGCCTTGCATGATGAGAATGAGCAGCGTGTTGCGCCATCCCCAATAGCGCGGCGTTGTCGGCACATCGTAATCATTGAAGTGCATCACGGTATATTCCGGCGCGAATGGCGCTTGAATGGTTGTGATGTGCGTTGCCTGGCGACCGCGTTCGGATGGCAAATAGGCATTGACGCCGCAACGTCCTACGCGCCGAAAATCATTGAGAAAGATTTTGACCGTGCTGTGCTGATTGAAGCGGCGCACGAAATCACGGCAGAACGTTATGCGCGTGAGCCGGCTCTTGATGTTCTCATCGCCTTGCCAACGCTCCTGGCCTTTCCATCGGGCCTTACGCATCTCATCGCTGCAATAATTTTTCTCCCACAACATGAGAGCGTGTTCGATGGTTTCCTCTGTGGATCTCACAGGATCCCGTTGCTCGAAATTTTGCACCTGTGCTTTGAATACAGGATCATCTTGCGAATCCGGCGTCTCGAATTCATCGTCGTATTTCTCGAACCACGTTTGCGCTTGCGCTTGATTAACGCTCACGATTGCCCTCCAAGGCGCTTGCCATTGAGCTCCCGATAACCGGCGCGCTCGCTCCTACTTCGAGCCCTTGCGCCAGGCGCTTTGCCGCTGTTGCATTTGTGAGAACCTTGCCAAGAATATACGATAAGCCTTCACTTGAGCCAACCGCAATCGGATGTGAGAGCGCCGCGAAGATCCGCGAGCCGCGCAAGATCCGCACGGCCATGTTGACCTTGGCGGCATTCTGGCCGCTCTCAAGAATCGTGGCAATCTTCCGTAATGATTCCGCATGGCTCGCATCGCCAACGGCCAGCTTGAGCTTATCGGGATCCATGTCATTCAGGTACTTATTGAATGCGCGGCCATTGATCTTGCTGGCGCGCTGGCTATCAATGCTATCGCCTAGCATCTCGCGGCTCGCTCGCGTGATGCGCGAATCGAGCTCATCCATGGCAGAGGATTTTTTCCACGCCTGGCGCGCGGCATCAAGCACGCTCTTTCCGTCATCCATGCCATGCGCCTTGAACATCTCGTTCTCTTTGCCATCGAGCTCTGCGATTTTGCTTTTGATGTCGGCCACGTCAGAGCCAGGTTGCCGCATTTCTCGATAGAGCGCCGAGCGTTGATCTTTCAGCTTGGTAAATTCTCCGTCGGTCGCTTCATCAATCATCTTAAAATGCTCGCTCGCGGCCTGGCGCATCTTGGTTGCCGCATCTCCGAAACTATCAGCAGTTTTGAGTTGCTCGGCTGAATCCCATACTTTCTTAAATTGGTCTGCGCTCATGGTGAGCGGGTTGGTCGCCTTCTGGAGCTCGGTCGCGGTCGCCTTTGCCTGCTCGCCGGCAACCTTGCTGATGACTTTCTGTGCGCCGGCCTGCTGTGTGTCGGCCAGCTTGTTAAGCTGATGCTCTCCCGCCAGGCCGGTATCTTTGGCAACATTCTCCGCAACCTTGCCGGCTGTGCTGCCGGCTTGCCCTGCTGTGACCGGAATGCTTTCGCCCTCAATGACGCGCGTGGTTGGCGCAATCTTCGAGAGCAATTGCGGCGCAATCTTGCCGACAACTTTAGGCAATACCACGGATCCGATGAGCCCGCTGCCCTGGCCGGCTCCATAAGCGATATCGCCTTTGCCGATATCTTCGCCGGCCTTCGCCGCTGCCGGTCCTATGATGGGAACGATGGTTGCAAGCCCATGACCGGCAGCTTCGAGCCCGCCAGCATTCGCATTTGTGATGTCGCGCTCGGCAGCGTTCATGTCGCCATGCATGAGCTCGCTCGTTCCGTGAATGAGATTCTTGAATGCACCTTTGGCGATGGTATAGGTTTTCTTGCCTTGCTCGTAATGCGATGTGAGTAAGCCTTTCACGATGACATGAAGCGGATGCGCCGGATCCGCGATTGCATGGGCAACCATGGTGAATGGATTATCGAGCAATTCTTTCTTCCAATCCATGCGGCCATTCGGATCCGTGTAATAGTCCTGCGTCATCTTGGCAACATCGTGCAAGCCGCCAAGCGTTGAATCCCACAAGCCTTTCAGGTAGCCGGTAACGCCGGCCTTATCGGGATCCGTGTTCTGTGACCAATCCGCAGGATTCCATTGACTCACATCTCGCCCGCCGTGCGCCGAAACAATCTCGCCGCCTTTCGCCAGGGCATCATGTACGCGGTCAATGGGAATGAGCCAGGTTTTACCATCTGGCCCTTTGATGTCCATGCCAACTTTGCCGCCCTTGGCAATGGCATCCTTATACTTGTCCATGGGAATATCCCATGCCTTGCCATAAGGATCTACAATCGGCACCGTTCCCACCATGGGAGATGCTTGCGCCGGTTGTGCCTGCGGTTGCTGCGGAGCGTTCGGATCTGGAATATCAGCCATAACTTTTTACGGAGTGCCGCCATGCGGAGCGCCGTTAAATTGCGCTCCCCATCCACCTTGCGCTGTGCCGCCGCCTGGCGCTTCCTTGCCTTCGTCTTTCATGCCCTGTAAATCATCAGGCAGAAAGTTGACCGGAATGTTTTTGCGGTTAGCTTCGAGCGTGGCTTCCTTCCAAGTGATATCCCGCGATTGCTTCACGAGATCATGGAAGGCATCCCATTGCGCATCACTGATCTGCTCGCCATTCGAGAGCTTCTGAATGGCAACGCGGGCATCATCTGAAATGCTGCGGGCATGGAAGTGATGTTGAATCATGTCATTGGTGATACGCGAGCCTTTAACGTTGCCGAATGTTGTACTCAGGTGCGTGCTCAGGGCAACCATGGATTGCGCGCCGGTCGGAAGATCCTTACCGGCTTTCTTTGCCGTCTCGTATTCCTGATATGCGCTATCCATCATTTCCCAACTGCGCTCAACCTGGCGCGCCGGCAGCACATAATTTTTATCATGCGCCTTGATATCATCGCGCGTGGCGCGGCCCTGCGCGATGGCAATGCGGGCATCGAGCTCTTTCTGCGCGCGATAGTTTTCGCCTTGCTCGCGCATCCGCGCGCGTTTATCTTCCTCAGATTCCGCATACTGCTTTTCATACCATGACATGAACTGTGCGTTCGATGCCTGTTGCGCCATGTAGTATTCGCCATTGGTCATGGTGCCGGCCTTCACGGTTTGCTTATCAACCTTCGGGCCATCGCCTGGCTTATCGCCTGGCATGAGCCGGTAAAGCGGTTGATCTTGGTCAAGCTTGCGCTCTTTCCAATCTGGATTGACCAATGCGAAATGCATTCCATCAATCTTTCCCGTTTCAGGATTGGTATGTGGAATGGCGAGTACATTGCCGCGCGCGTGCTCTTGCAAGATGTTCGGAACATCTTTGCGGATCTGCATCAAATCATCTATGTTGCGCGCCACGCCGAGATCTCGATTGCTTGGATCCAGCGAGATTGTTTTCATGAAAGCATTCTCTCGCTCCGAATCCTGGAACTGCGCTTCGGCCTGCGCGCGGCTCAAGCGCCAGGCTGAATCGGTTTGCCGTTGCGTGAGATCCGCGATTTGCGCTTTGCGCATCGCCGCTTCCTGCTTTGCCGCGAAATCTTTATCGGCAATCTCGCGCCTGCGGTCATCGAGCCGCTCTTCGTTTTGCATGGTCGCGCCGGCTCCGAGCCCGAGCCCTGTCAAGCCTTGCGCATTCGGATTGATCCGCCGCGCTTCGGCTCCCGCTGCCATGCCGGTTAATGCGCCGGCAATGATGTGCTTCCATTGGTCGCCAGGCGCGCGCGGCGTTGTCGTGGCCACAAGCTTGCCGTTTTCATCGCGCGAATAATTGACATCGCTTCGCCCGCCGAGCGTGCCAAGAATGCCGTGATAGATCTTGCCAAGCATACTGGCGTGGGCATCAGTCGCGGCCTGATGCTGTGCCGGCGTGGGCGCTGCGCTTGGCGCAAGCGGTTGCGGCTGCGCGCCTGGCTGCGCAGTCTCATCATTCATCGAATCAATCTGGTCTGTCTTTGAGAGATCTGGCATTTAGTTTCTCTTTCCGCCGCCGAAGATTGCCGGATTGCCCGCGAAGCCGCCAAGTATCCCGCCTACGGCTCCAAATACCGGACCCATCCAAGCATCATCGGCTTGCTGGATCTGCGCATACATGCTGCCCGTATTCTGCCAGCCGGCTTGCGCTGCCTTGCCCGCGCCGGTCGCTGCGCCGGCAAAGCCGACTGGATTGTACATGCCCGCCGTGGATCCGAGCGCGCTTGCCGCTCCAAAGAAATTCGCGCGGCCAAGATCTTTGCTCGCGGTATCAATGTTGAGCTCGTTGCGCGTGCGCGCCGTCTGCGCTGCCGTATCAATCTCGGCCTGTAACTGGCCCTTCGCGCCTTCTGGAATGAATTCATCGCCGCCGCCTTGCGCCGCTTCTGATTCGGCAACAGCTTGGCGCGTTTGTGCGAGCTTGGTTGAAACATCTTCGCTGGCAATCGTGTTGAGCTCTTCTTTCTGTGCCGGCGTATATCCCTCTTGGTCAATTCCCTTGTCGAGAATCGGCTGAAAGACAGAAGTCAAATGGTCGAGGATTGCTTTGAACGGCGCAAACTCTTCCTTCTGTTGCGCGAGCAACTCTTTATAAAATTCGGTCTGCTCGGTTGAAAGAGCCGCCGATGCCGATGCCGCCTGTTTCTGTTCGCTACTGGCTCCGCACATTGTTGCCATCCTTTGCGCTGCTGTTGCGCAGCTTGGAACCTAATGCCGGTATATCCTTCTGCCCTAAATAGCAGATCATCTCGTTAGGCGAGCTCTGGAAGCGAAATAGCTTTTCACAGAAAACTTTAAGAATTTGATTCTTGGTTTCAAAAAGTAATTGCCAAATGCCACGCTTCTGTGCCTGCTGCCGAAGCCAGATGAAGCCGCGTTGCAAGCCAACCGCAGTTCGCTCGCTCTTCGTATCGAACGGATTAAATTGAATATCAATGCGCTCGCACTTCGAGATGCGGTAATAGAAAATCACTTCGCCGTCATCATCGCACCATGCAAATGACTGCGCTCCCGCTTCGGGAATGCTTACAGGAAAGCTGCGCACCGCGCCATCTGCCGGCGTGATAAAAAAACTCGGCGCGACATGCTTGTGCTCTGGATCATTTTGGATCCAACGCATCAATTGTTCGCGGTCGCTCTCTTCGATTTCTCGGCTCTTCATAGCGTCACAGGCAATGCCCGTCTCTGCGGTATGCTGTCGCGGTAATACTGGCGCAGGTTATCAGGGTATGCAACCAGTAACGGCATCGGGCAGCGCAGGAATGGATTGAGCACAGGCGTTGCCACGGTGAGCGGCTGATTGCTGCTGGCCACGCCTGGCTGCGCCGTGGAAGGTTCTGGCAATGGTCTGTAATTGTCCATGGCAACATTCGTTCGTTGTGCGATGCGTGGCATGTTATTGGATGTGATTCACTAAGCGGTCAACTTCTGCAATCGTATAGTATTCGAGCTCGCTATATTTATCGAGCGAAAATCCCAAGCTCGCGGCCTTCTTTAAGAGCTCGGCAATTTCCTCTTCCGAGTATTCCGCGAATTGATCTTCCACGCGCGCATTGTGCATCATGCGCTTGGTTGCTCCTGGCTGACTGCTCCCACAACTGTATAGGTCAAGATTTCATGATGAAAATTCTCTGCGGGATAAGAGAGCTTCAATTGCATGTGCCGGCACACTGCCGGCTGTTGCGTTTCCATCATGTAAAAGCGGTCTGCAAACAGGCTTATGCTCGGTGCCAGGTTCGGCGGATCTGTACAGCTACGATTGACCGTTTCAAATGGCACACTCGATGTTGCATTGATCTCATCGAGCAGGACCGCCACGGCAACGTGCGCGCCATTCGGCAATGTCTCAATCACGATGAATTGCACTTCTGCAAGCTGGCCAGGGTGCGCGAGCACGATGCTGCCGATAGTTGCAAACCAAGAATAATCTTGCTGGTTATCTTGGTTCACCGTGGGATCTCGGAAGAGAATCGGACCAAGCCCGCCAACGCCGCTGCCGTTCGGACCCATCAGTAATTTGTGAACGCCTGGCGCAGTCTCAACCGATTGCACGGCTTGAACGCCGCCGATGATATTCGCCTTTGGGCTCCATGTCATTCCTGTTTCCGGTGCCGGCGTGGGATTCATGCGATACCATCCGCTAGATCCATCGGCCACAAAGAGCGCCTTGTCTTTGGATCCTTGTACATGCCAGGCGAGATATGAGTTGGCCGGCGCGATGAGCTCAAGTTGATCCGCAATCGGGAAGCCGATTTCGCTGATGCCCGATGTGGGATCCAACGATAGCGTTTCGCTATCCGTGGTCATCATATATATCGTGCTGCCATTCACATCGAGAGCGTTGTAGCTCTGTAATCCGATACCGTGGAGAAAAGGAAACATGTTGAATGGCGAGCCCGATGAACCATTGCCGGTGATGATGTAGATATCGCTCAAGGTGAATACCAACATGCCGATGCTGGTTGGCAACATGCGAATCACCTTGCTCGATGTCACGGCATTGTTGCTCGGTGCAAAACCTTCCGGTCCAATGCCAGGTATCAGGTTCGGCGGATTCGACCACGATACCGTATTGCCTACGGATACAAACACGCGGCTCTGATGATAGGCCAATGCCACGGCTCCCGTTGGTGGCAAGGAATTGCGTAATGTGAGCTCTGCCGGCGTGAGGATATCGAGCGCGCTATCCAGAACGCCGTTATCCGTGAATGCCGAGATTGGCGTTGCGCCAGGGTTTTGAATCGTGGCCAAAAGCAATGGCGTGGATCCGCCGCCTGTTGTCCGAAAGAAACCAATCTTATCGCATTGCGCATCCGCGAGCCCTTGGAATGTTCCCACAAGCGGATCTCCGAGAATCGCCTGATAGGTTGTGCCAAAGATAGGGCCGGTCTTGAGTGAGAGCGCGCCGGCATTGCTCCATGCGCCAGAGACGGAATGAAATTCCGCGACATAGATATATCCGCCCTGGCTGTAGACTTGCGCCGTGCCTGCGCACGTCCATGTCACTGTGTTATCGGCTGTATTCGCTCCGAGCACAGCAGAGAAAGCCGGCTGAGCTCCTCCCGTTGTGCCGCCGCCCGCCGCTGTGGAAGTGACTTGTAAATTGCCGGCGCTATCAATGATGGCGTATGGTCGCCCTGGCGTGAGCACTTGGTTTGCCTGCCATGCTTGCATTGGGCCGGCACAGAACCATGCCGTATTCCCGTCGCTGGTTTTCTGGCCAGGAATGCTGGAAAAGTTTGGATAAAAATTCCCGCTGATATTTGGTGCGTAAGTGACTTGTACATTGCCATTCGGATCCAGAATCGCATATGCCGAACCGATAAACGTTGCGAAATTTCCGCGAAACCAAAAGCGCGGCCCTGTTGCCGTGATGGTGCCAGGCGAGAATTGTACTGTTACTCCATTGCCTGTGTTGGCAATTCCCCATTTTGCAACCTGCGGGCCGCGATTGATCCACGTCACGGTATTGTCAACGGTCTGCCCGCGAACGGCGGCGTTCCATGCTGGTTGCCCTGGCCCTGCGCCTGATGTGCCGCCTATGAGCACCTGTTGAATGTTCCCGTTCGTGTCAATGATGTAAGCGGTCGTATCGTTGAAAAGGGTATTCGGTTGCCATGTGCGCGTGGTCTGTAACCATTTCACCGTATCAACGCCATTGCCCATATAGAGCACATTGCCCACGCTTTGAAAATTTGTTTGGCCGGCGCCCGCGCCTTTGGTAAAAATCGCGCTTTTCGTATTCGGGCCAGTCGCATCGTAAATCGTGCTCGCTGTGTCGGCCATCACTTTGATGATCTCGGTCACAGTTGAAAAGATCCGAAATTCATAAAAGGCATTGATGGCCGGAAAGGTTTGCGAATTATAGATACTCGCACCTGGCCGCTTGCCAAGCGTGAGCTTATTGGTGAGCTCCGCATTTAGGCCATCAATGATGGAATCGAAGCGCGCGCCACCATAGATTTCCATGATGTGTTGGATGGCAGCTTCGCGCAGGGGATTGCGCATCGTCCAATAGCCGGTAAACATCCGGTTGATATGGATGGGAGCAAACCGGCTCGGATTTTTGATTGCGCCTGCGGCTTCGAGTGCTGATGGCATTTAGAACGTTCTCCCTGTGATGCCCTGCTGTGCCTTCTGGCCAGATACGTTGAGTTGGTTGATGATGCTCATCCAGTTTTCCAGAAACAGATTTTTCTCCATGTCTGTCAAACCTTGCGCCAGACCGAGCAAGCCGCCGATGAACTTTTTGTTCGCCGCTTCATAGCGGCCATCGCCGGCAAACAACATCATGAGCGCGAGAAATCCCTGATTATAGATGTATGCCATCTCATCGGGAATCGGAGCCCAACTTGCCGCGAGTGACGCCATGAGAGCGGCTTTTGCCTGATATGTCACGGTTGCCGGATATGCCTGATCCGCCAAGGCGAATACACGGAAGGTGATATTGCCGGCATTGTCATCAAATTCCATCGAGATTGCATGTGGCGGCTGTGTTTCGTCTGTGAGCTCAAGATGCTTCTTTACTTCGAGCGTTACGATGCCTTTGCCGGTAACAGGCTTGCGGATGGCTCCCTCGATAAATCCGAAATCGCTGACGGCTACCGCGACATCTTGCGTTGATGTTGACATAGAGAAATTGACCGTCTTGCGATTCCAGCGCCAGGCGAACGGCGGCGCAAGAATGGTTTGCTTCACAAGGTTTGCATTCGAGAGCGCGGGCTCAAAGCCAGGCGCAGCCGTGAATGGATAATTGCGCAGAATCGGCAATGCCCAATTGATTGTATTTTGCAGATTAAGCGTGCTCGCCATTGAGATCCTCGATTAAAGAAGGGTGTAAATCACGTATGCGGTTTGCGTGGCCGTGTTCACATCAGTGTTGATATTGATGAAATCGCCAGGCAGTAAGCCGCCATAGAATGTTTGTTGCACCATCTGTTGATTGCCTGCGGTAGCTGCGGACTGGAATTGATTGTTCACACTCGGAGAGCTCCCCGATGGCACAGCATTCATGGTTATGATCCGGTTGGCTCCGGTGTTATTCCAGTACCATACCCTTCCTCTTTGGATCCCGCCGCTTCCCGATGCGGGAAATCCCATGAAGGCAACCGTTTTGCTCGCCGGCACAGTAAAGAGCGTATTGTTGCCCGCTGCCAGGCTAAACAATCTTGCGTCCTGAATCGGAACGGTTGCATCAAATTCGACCAAGAAGGCCCATACACTATCGCCCGATGAGCCGCAATTGACAGAAAAACTTTCGCCCGCCGCCAGAAGAAAAGGCGCAACGGCAAGGTCGCTTCCATATGTTCCGGCTGGCGCTCCATTTGATACAAAATCAAACGTATGATAGACGCCGCCTGTCTTGACTTCGGCTAGAACGATAGGGCTGTTTCCGTTGCCGGTCGGATTTGTGAATGGAGCACTAAGAAGCAATGCCTTTCTGTTTGCCGGCACGGTATATAGATCCGTATCGCCAGCAGAAAGATTAAGAGCATATGCCGATGGGAATTTTGGATTCGTGAGCGCCACGGTCACGCCGCCAGAAAAATTCATCGCATAAGAGCTTCCAGATCCGCCAACTGCCGTCCAGCCGCTACTTGTCCCGATGTAGAGCGCCTTATTAACGGTATCGAGCCCGAGAGCCGGCGCAGGCGGCGCGGCGATGCCGAGCGTGATTGGATTGCCAGCGAAATTATAATCGTAAGACATTTAGAATCCAGAGCTCCCATAAGGCCAGGCCGGACCAATCGGAAACGGGTACGCGCCTGACATGATTCCCCTATCGGGATAGAAACCGGCTGCATCGCGCTCACGGTTGGCCTGTACGACCATTTTCATCATGTCGGCTTCCCATGCCGCGCGTTTGTTTTCTCCCATCGCATTTACCTTGCTATCCGATGATGCCAGGTATGCATGAGCTACAAATCCCTGGCGAAAATATTTGATGTATTCATCCGTGATGGGGTCCATCGGTTGTGTAAGAGCCGTAAACTTCGGCGGCTTCGCTTGTGCCGCGAGTCCAACTTCCCAACATACTCCGCTCTGCGCCGGCAGCGTGCCGAGCCTAAAGCCTTGGCCGAAAGGATTCGCAACAGTCCAAACCACGGTGCCATCATTGGTTGTCACGCCGCTGGCCGAGCTCGCGGCGGGCCAGGTTGGTTGCGTGCCGCCCGTAGTGCCATACGTGGTGAGCACCTGAATATTCCCGTTCGTGTCGAGAATGTTGATGATGGGGTTTGCCGGCGTGAGCGCCGCGCCAACCGGATTCGTGATGACCGTATTCGGCCCTGGCCAGGTGGCTTGCACAAGTTGATTATTAGGGAACCAGCAAACTTGCCCTGGCCGGCCAAGCTGAGAATAGGTGCGCTCAAGGTCGCGCACAACTTCAATCGGGAAAATCGGTTTCGGAATTGAAGCATTGTTGATATCGCGCACCGCGCCATGCTCAAGCCATCCGATGTTTGTAATGTTGACACTGGCATAATCCTGCTGAAAAGAGATCGTGAAGAATGTCGGCACGTTCACTCTGTTGAATTTCCAGTTGAAAGGTTTTGCGAACATCGCCGTGATGGTATCGTTGGCGATACCAAAGACTTTCACCTGTGAGAATCCGGCCTGTGAAAGCAAGGGATCTAGCTTCCCATCGGTGCGGGCATATTTCACGATATCTTCGAGTGTGTATGTGGATGCTGGCATGTTATACTCGCGTCACCTAATTCGTTGAAGGTATTGCACACTTGGGAGCTCGAAAGAGCTCCCATTTTTTTAGGCGCTCGCTTCTGTGAGCGCATTGGCTTGCTCATCTGCCAATGCCTTATCCCATTTCTCGCGTTGCACCTGATCCCATTGCTTGATCGTGCGTGGGCCATTTTGGATAAAGAACAATTGCGTGCCTGATGGTTGGTTGCTTGTCGGCCAGCGCAATGCCTCTTGATAGCCTTCATCGCCAGGAGCCCACACCTTGCGGCAACGCGAGCACATGACTTGCGTTTCTCCCCATGGATAGGTGTGCTTTATCACGGCCATGTTGTTTTGGTTCGTGCCGGCCCCTTGGAGCAATGCATCTTCTTTTTCGCCGCCCTTGCGATGATTGCAGATGGATTGCATCGCTTCCTGATGCTTTGCCGTCTCATCGAGCGCAAGCTCGCGGTCGCGCATTTGGATCCGGCGCATCGCTTTTTCGGCGTTGAGCTTGCGCACCTGATCTTCCATGATTTCAAGCTCAAGCTCTGCTTTGCGCAGGCGGATCTGTTCAAGCCGGCGCTCAATGGCGCTCTGGCGCGGCGTGGCCGGCGCTGCCGTCTCGGTAACTTTGTGTAATTCTTTTTGATTGATTTCCAATCCGTCTTTTGCAAGAGCTTCTTTGACGCCAGGATTTTCCGCGACTGCTTTCACTTTCGCTTTGAGATCTTCGGGTTTCTTGGTTGCCATGGTATTCCCTCTTTTTAAAAAAGGGAGCTCAATCCCGAGCTCCCCGATTTTTGTCACCGCAACGAACTAGGTCACTACGTTGACGGAATCAACCGTGCGCAGCCGCATCGTGGTATCCGGCGGCGTGGTCGCCACGAATTTCACGTTGTAGCTTGTCCATCCGCCAATGACGCCTTCGGGATCTGACGGTGAAGGTTCGTCAACCTTGCGGATAAACACTTTCAGGTTCCGCCAATCGCCTTCCCCGATCTGCGCATTTTCCTTGGCTCCAAGCGAGATCGTGATGACTCCATTTTCGCCAAAGATGTAAGTGCGCAAAGCGGTCTTGCCGCTGCTCAAATAGTTGGCCGTGGAAGTCACAAATGTTGACTGGTAGAAGCTTACGCCGCCCCAATCGAGCACCTGAACTTCCTCGCCGTCATGCGTGGGCAACTCTTCGAGCTTCATCTGCCCTTCAACCGTGTGCTTTAAAATGTCAACCACGCTGTTATTCGTGTTGTCATTCAAGGCATCGCCCACGATGAAAGGATGGATGACTCCGCAGAGCCGGTTTCTGCCCTTGTCGAATGGTTGCACATCGCGGCCAAGCAGCGATTGTGCGTTGGTTGTGATAGTGGTGCGACCGAATGCCGCCGCCGCCGGCACTTGGAAGTTGACCGAGCTATCAATCGTGCTCGCTCCGTCTGCTGTGGTTCTCACGATTTGATTCAGCGTGAGCGCCAGGCGCAACGCGAGCTCTTTTGCGATATTGTCTAGCGCCGGATCAATCGCGGTCTGTAGCGCCAGATCTGAGATGTTGACGTAATCGGCATACTGCCCGATGGTTGCCGTGGTATTCAACACCGTCACACCCAATCCAGAGCCAACGGTGCCTTCTGCCTGTTGCACGGCATTCGCACCGTATTTCTGGTACAGATACAAACGGTGCTGATTGCCGCTATTGAGCGGCAACTCACGCCGATTCGTACAACGCACGAATGGCGTGTTCGGCTTCAGGTTTGCCACGAATTCTTTGTCATGATGTACAACGGTGCTCTGTGGCAAATTACTCTGTTGCACCGATGTAGGATTGTATCCAGACATACCGGACCTCCAAACGAGAGTTACTTCGCGTGCGCTCCCGAGTAGAGACGATTAACCATGGCCTGAAAACTTGGATCTTTGATGCGCTGGTTATATTCCGCGCGCGGCATCCGTTCAATATCTGCGCGCGTAAACGTCTCCCTTGTGGGAGTTGTGTAACCGCTGCTGTGGCTGTTGCGTAGTCCAGTCGAGCCGCGCGGCCTCACAGCCTGGCGCGGAGAATCCCCTCTGCCTGGCTGCGCGCTAGAATCCACTGGCGGCGCGCCTGGCTCGGTCGCTGGTGCTGATGCTGGCAATTCCCGAAAGAATCCGCCTTCGAGTAAAGCCATAAAGGTTGTATCGAGATTTTCCTCCGTAATGGCGAGCCGTTGAAGCTGCATCCGATTCAAGAGGATCTCGGAATTGATTGCCGCCTGTTGTCTTTGTTCCGGCGTGGAAGTTGGATCATTCACATCGCGGAAATATCTGCCGGCGACCGGACTGTTTTCAAGCCATCTGCGCGTTTCCGCCTGGCCTTCCTCTATGCGCCGCTCGATTTCTTCATCGTTCACCGTTTCGCTGATCTTCGAGAGCGATGTGCCGGTTTTTGTTTCGATGACCTTTTGAATCGCTTCGGCGGCTTTCGTGGGATCTTGCAGATCCGTGGTTAACCGGAATTTTTCATCCGGCGTGAGATCTCGCGGCTGCGGCGCTGGCGCTGCCGGCGTTGGCGTGGCCGGCTTTCTTTGGCGGCTGAGATCATTGATTTTTTTTGTGCTGTTGGCCTGTGCCGAAATCAATTTTTCAATGACTTCGCGCTCGGTATCGCCTTCGTATACTTGCGTGCCGTGGCCATCTTCGCCAGGTACAGTTGCGATGAATTTCTTTTTTGTATCGTCAAATATGATAGACATGCGTTGCTCCTTGCTGCAATCCGGCAGCACGGTTATTGTTGGTTAGGGTCAAATGGAGTAAGCGGGATCCGCGTTGGATCCAAAATCTCTTCCTCTTCGTTGCGCGGTTTCTTTGGCGCTTGTTCCAGCATGAATTCATCAACTTCCGATTGCACTCTTTTTTGCAGGCATACAAAGAAGCGCCAGGCGGCGGCGGCGAAGTGCCAGGTTGCATTGATGCCGTCGCGGTCTGCTGGATGCTGATTAAAGCATTCGGTTTCGAGCTTGATACATTCCTGCTCCATCAGATCTAAAAGCTCCTGATAGCCTGGCGACATTGCAGTTGCCGCAAGCCGCTGCTTTGCTTCCGGCGTGAACGTCATTCTCCCGCTGCGGGTTTTTGAATCGCGGATCTCGCTCATTGCTGTGTCACCGCATTTCTGAATTCGCCGCGCTCAACACTGGCCGTGGCGCGGTCTGCCGAGCTCATGATGATGTCATGCGAGAGCCGCGCTTCCGCTTTCTGATCCACGAGCTCTTGCTCCTGGCCATGCTTCTGCTGTTGCAACATCGCCTGGCCTTTGATCTTGTTGACCGCATCATTGGCCTGCGCAAACATCTGTTGCTCTTCGCGCGTCATGCGGCGAATAAGCTCTTTATCATTTTTCCAATCCGAGATCTGGCACATCATGTCAAACAGCATCTTGACATCAACGGTCCATCCCATCGCGTTAAGCTGTTGCAACAGGTGGGGATTCTCGAAGATCTGGATCATGATGGGCAGCGATGCCGCCATTGCTTTTTTCGCCGCCAGGTGCGCGCCGGCCAGGACATCAATAATCAATTCCGAATTCAGGAACTTGGTCATGAATTCCTTGGTTGTATGGAATCCGGTTTTGCCAAACTTGTCATCAAGAATCGCGCGGATCTCGCGGATGGGCATTCGCTCGCGTACCATGTCGCACAGATCAATAATGAACGGGATAAAAACTTGGTTACAGAATCGGCCAACCGGACCTTGCAGCCGGCCAGCAACCGCGCCGGCAAACTCGCCCACGCCGCGCGCCGTGCGCGTTAAGCTTGTGCGACCGCGCGCCGGCATGTTGCCTTGCGTGAGCATCTCATTGGCTCCCGATGCTCCTTCGCTGGCCTCTTTCGACATTCCCAATACGGTAAACAACTCAACCGGAACGCGCGGTTGCTCCATGATGCGCAAAGCATCTTCGAGCCGGCCAGAGCGCGGCGGCGTCACGCTGATGATGCCGCCGAGCCGCTGCCTGATGTTCTGCGTTGGCGCGTTGGAATCTTCCGCGCGCAAATATTGAGGATTGACACCGAAGCTCAAAATATCGAGCGCCGCATTCGTGCCGCCTTGATCTATACGCTGATCCTGGCCGACAAGCCGGCCCACGCCGATGCCCCATCCCGAGTTGCGCACATTCCACCAATTTGCCGAATAGAAAGGAAAATCGGCGTATTCATGGCGGATAATCATTTTCTCTTGCAACACGGTGATGACCTTGCCGGTGCGATTGTCCCAACGCTCTAACACTTCGAGCGGTCGCGCGAGCGGATCCACGCTCGAATCCATGTAGCGCGGCTGCGCATGTTGCATGTAGATGTTGCCGGCATTCTGTTGCTCAACCGTGCCTGGCATGATGGCCGTTTCGGGACCGTTGAAAAACCACATCTTGAGCGTTTCATCATCGGGAATGTCGTAGCCGGCTTCTTCGCGGAGCTCGCGCAGATCATAGAAGTTGAGATACATGCGCTCGATGACCCATTTTGCTTTGCGGATATCGGGCTCATTCCAACCTGGATCCGGCAGAATATAGGTGATATCTTTCGACTCGAAGAAAGGCGCATTCTCTTCGACTTCGATTTCCAATACTTCAAATTCGTCGCTCTCTTCCGTGTGAACAATCTTCGGATCTTTCGAGAATGGCACGGCAACTTCAACCGGCGCGCTCTTGGGCCGATATTCCTTTTTGATCTTGGTAGTGGTACACCATCCCTTTTTCCAGATGCCCGAGCCCATGTTGACTTGGTTGTGCGTGCCGAGCTCGCAACCGTATTCAAAGTGTGCGCGCTTGAGCAGAACCTTGAGAAGCTCGGTCCATGCTCTTACGATTTCCATTTCGCAATTCGCGCCAGGCGTCAACACGAACGGCGGATTCTCGTAAAAGAGCCCGCTCATCATCTGTGGGTGAATCGAGTTGACATGCTGCGCCACGGTGAAGCGCGAAACATTGGCGCGCGTGACCGTGGTTCCCTCGAAGGTTGCAGCGATGCGCGGCGATTGGTAAAGAATATCTGTCTCGCGCCAGTGCATCGACCATTGCTTTTCCGCGAGCCATGAATCGGTGCGCCTGGCATCTTGAACAACCAGAGTCTTTGCCGCTTCATCGTTAAATTCCGGCTTGCGCGCCGGATCCCGATAGAAGGTGACTTGCTCTAATTGGATCTGTCCGCTATTCGGCGTTCCTTGTGGGATCTCGGGCATAATAATTACCGAATGACAACCTGTGTTGCTGGAATTTCGTATTCACTAGGATTGCCGCGATACACAATGAAATGCTTGGTTTTGTATCGCTTAAATCCAAGTTTTTCTATTACGAGAAATGCATAGAAGAAATCGGTGTTGTGATTAAGAGAATTGACGTTTTTGTGATATGTGGCGCAATCGCCAGGGCTCAATGTCGGATATCCGTTAACGTGATGCGTATGCCAATTTCCTAGATGTTCAATTTCGGGCCGTTCGTTCTCAATTTCGCGGAACATTCTTTCTTGATATTCGCCATCCTTAAAAAAGGATGTCCTTGTTCGCCTTGCGTAAGGACCGGCATCAATGACGCCATCGCAATTAATAAACAATCCAGTTCGCGGACTACCGCGATACGTTCCAATAAGCGCACCGCCTGTTTCCATGGTGCTGAATCTTTCGCACTCATCAAATATTTTTCGTATCACATCGGAACTGATTCGCACTCTTACGTTCATCCGTTCAATCCTGGCATGATCTCTTCGAGTCCAAACGGATTCGGCGGCTCGGGCTCGGGCAATGGCTCAACTTCGGGCTCTTTGACTTCATACTTCCCGCGCCCGAAAATTCGGTCATGATGATCTCTCTCTTTAATCAGATCCCATGCATCTTTCTGCTCTTGTGAAACTTCCGTCAACAGCAGGCGCGGCATTCTTTCGGCCAGGCGCGAGATGACATCGGGCAATGAGTTGTCGAGCATGAACATGAAATCTTCAAACTGCTCTTGCATCTGCTTTTGGAATGGCACGGCGGCGGAAAATAGCAGGCGCATCGAAGTCACAAGCGGTTCAAGGCTTTTGATTCTGTGCTCGCGTGCTCCGTCATCTTCCTCAAACTCAGTCCAGTGAATCGTGAGCGGCCATTCCATCGCGGCGCTATAATTTTTCACTTCGCTTTCAATCGTGTGCGCGCCTGGCGAATCCTCGATGCTGACTTGCGTGATGCCATGCTTGCGCGCCATGTCAACGATTTTGTATGCGAGCTCGCTCGGCTTCGGCTTTCCATAGAAGCTATCCACGATAAACATCTTGTAACCAACTAGCATTCCGACCGCGCCGGCTGTGTACTTCATAAAATCTTTTCCTGAATAGCTCAAGCGCCAGGCCATGAACATTTGCCCATTTACCGGAACATCGGTCGCCGGCAGCGTGGCCTGCGCCATCTTGCCAGGCTCGAAGATGACTTCTTTGTTGCCGTGCGGATTCAGAAGATATTGCGTCAAGAATCCTTCGGGATCATCAAGATATTCATGCATCAAAAATTCAAAGCTTAGTTTTTCGGGGAACAAGAGCACAACATCATCTTCGGTGAATTCTTCAATCGCTTTGCCGCGCGCTTCCGGCTTAACTTCCCACGCCGGCTTGAATAGAACTTTGATCTTGCCTGGCTTCTGCTTTTTCATCTTCAACATTTCCGCGTGGAAATCGAGCGGCGAATATGGCGTGCCGATGTCCTCGAAATAGCCGCGCGGATGAAGGGTCTTGCGCGCCATGCGGATGTTTTTGTTGGTCTGCCGTGTTGAGCTCTCCGTCTCGGTGTTGATATCGTTCACGGCATCATCGAGCTTGATGATATCGGGATGCCATCCTGATTTGGCGGAAGCAATCGAGCTCGCATACAGCGTGGGATCTCGGCGCGTAGTCCGGTTGCGGCATGGCGCAATATATCGGCCTGTGCGCTTCTGTTTCGGCGTGATGCAATAATGCGGAAACAACTGTTGCAATGTTGTCTCGGGCTCTTCGCATACGAAATGATCCTGCGCTTCATCCACGAATGAATAGGCGAGCTCTTTCTCTCCGGTGAATACCGAGACGGCGATATCGCAAAAGCACAGAAACCATTGAATTGCATCGGCCACGTTGAAGGTTGATTTGAAGCCGAAACGCGGAAAAAGAAGCTCGCGCCATTTCACCGTGTCCTGTACATCCCACGGCAAGCGCGGATCTTTTTTGACAAAGAATTCCGCTACCTGGCGATGTGTGAATTCCGTGACTTCCGTGTAGCCGAGCATCTCGGTAGTGAGAAAGAAAAGATCTGTTTGGCAGCGCCAACACAATTCCTCACATTCGCTCTTGGTGAGCTCTTTGTCTTTGTAGATGACAGGACCGGAGTATTCCATAACGGGAAAGAGGCTGTGAGCTCTGGCTAAGCTCACAGCCTGTCAACGCGCTCCCTCACGCGCTGATTAAGCTTGCTGTGGCGCGCCTTCCTCTGCGCCTTCTTCGGGCTCGCCGCCGCCGCCCTCTGCCTGCTCTTCGCCGCCCTGCTCTTGCGCGTGTTCATCCATGTGGGCCATCATCGCGGCTTTGTCGGGAAGCGGATGCTCTTCGTGTGGCTGTGGATGCGTGATGCCATCCTCGATTTTGTGATGCGCAGCGATGAAGCCGTGCGAATGGCCAGGGCGAACGCGGATCTCGATTTTGTGGTGCTCGCCATCCTTGCCATCTTTCTTGCCGTCTTTCTTGTGCTCGCCATCTTTCTTGTGGCCATCGCCGCCGCCGAGATGTTTTTTTGAAGCTTCGTATTCATTCTTCATCGGAATTATCCTCTCCGTGGATTGCTTTGCACATGCATGTGCGAGAAATTTGGAAGCGGTTTGCGCTCTGCCCTGAATTGTCCTGGCTTGTATCCTGGCCGGTTTTTTGCTTCCACGATGGCCGGGCAGGTATGCCGGTTAATTTTCATGTGGCCGCAATTAGGGCAGATCCGCATCATTGCTGATACATTACATTGCCGGAAAGCTGCGCGGCGGATGACGTTATGATGCACACCGAATCGCCAGGCGTGGCCGTGCGCAACACCGTTCCCATGCCGTCACCGATGGCGATAATCGGCTGTGCCGCCGTAAGATTCCATCCGGTTGCCGCCGTTGCGCCGCCTGCCATGCCTGCGGTATTCGTGCCGCATGTGGCTCCGGTCCCTTCCACGATGGCAACGTTATCGGCAATCGAAGCCGCCAGATCCACATGCGTGATGTACACCTGGCGATTGGTGATGCCGGTGACAAGCTTGACCGTGGTAACCGATGAAATGTTGATGGGAACTGGCGCGGCGGCTCCGGTCTGCGCTTGCACGGTTTGATGTGGCGCGGTTACCAGAACAATGCAAACCAGAATAAAGACCGTAAGCAGCGCCGGAATAAACAATGGCAATTTTGACTTCATTTCTTCCCTCCCTTGGGATGATGTTTGAACCATTCCACCTGGCGCAATCGCGTTTCCGCCGCCTTCCGTGAAATTGGTTTTGAGAGATTGCGGCCCCGCTCCGATTTCACAACGTATTTGCCACCTGAACGAACGATCATGTTTAACCGCTGCCGGCAGATCCCAATGGCATCAAAGATCTGCCGGCAGTTTCTCTCAGGGGAAAACGATTAGGCTTCGAGCAACTCAAAGCTGCCAAGCTGCGCAATGTTGGCGGCGTTGGCGACGCTCATGGTGATGCCCACGGCAAACCAGCAAAGCGGCTCGCCCTGGCTCGATTGGCCGATGTTGCCGGTATCAGTCAAGCCGGTGAGCGTGCTCGAAAGAGCCGCCCAATTGTCCAGCAGATTGTTGATCTCTGCCGTGAACTTGCCATGCATGATTCCCGAAACGGAATCCCATTGCACAACCGCTTCAATCATCCATGGCGAGCTTGCGCTGTTAACGGCTCGCGCGGTAGACGCGCAGAGCGTTGTCCAGTTGGCCGGCGTGATTTGCGCCGTGCTGCCGGCTGCACCTGGCGCGGGAATCACTTGCTTGCCGTAAAGCGTGGCCGTCACGTTCAAGGTTGCGCCGGTCGTCACATATCCGCAAGCGCGCACGCTTAAAGCGGCTCCTGTGTTTGTGAACGCCGAATCGTATTTCTTGCCGGAAGGGAAATACAGCGCGCAGGCGAGCGCCGGATTCAGGGCTGCGCTGTTGGCTTGCAATTGAAAGATCTGCGCGCTGGTTGTGTTCGATGACATTTGTAGCGCCTGTTGGCCGGCGATAGGTGCTTTGTTGACGATGATACCCATGGTTGCATTCTCCTCTTTTTGATAGTTTGCGTTGGGTTTAGAGAGCGCCTGGCAGAGTGCGATATTTGTTATCGGCCCTGCCAGGACTTGACTGCTGTGGTTTAAAGGATCTTACGAGAATGTTCCGGTGCCGATGTTTTGCAACGTTGCGGCGGCGAGCGATGTGAGCGTGATATAGAAATCGCGCCAAGTATTTTGCGCGATGCTCATGGTGCCGTTCAAGGTCCATCCGGTGTTCGTGGTCACGGTCCATGCGAACGCGCCGCCAGAACTGTTGATGATCCGCAATTTGTAGCTCTGCGTTGCGAATGCGTTTGGAATCGCGGCAACCATAGCGGCCACGGTTGGCAATTGTGCGTTGGCCGCGCCGCCGAGTGTGCCGGTCAAATTGAGCGTGACTTCATCGGATCCGCCTGTGATGTTCGCCGCCGTCAATGTGGTGTTGGCTGTTGCTGAATTCGTGGTGAAGTTGTCTTGCGTCTGTCCGTGCGATGGCGTATAGACGCAATTCCACGAGCCGGCAACCGGACAATTGAATGTGACAAGCTGCCCGCCTGTCAAAGCGAATGCCGCGTTGACGCCGAGAGCATTGATCTGATCTCCGGTTTGCGGAAAGACGTTGCAGGAATTTGCTGCCGTGTTGATGACCGTATAGCTCAGGCCGGCTTGCGATGCCGGCAGAATGACGGAATCGCCTGCGGTTGCCACGGTTGAGACTTGCGTGGTCTGCGCCGTTATTGCCGTGGCGGATCCCTGCCCGCCGCCCGCGTGCGCTGTGATGGCGGCAACGGCGCTGTTGAGTTGTGATGGGATCCATGAGAATCCATCGCTGATCCATTCAATCTTGTTCAATGTATCCAATGCAGCGCCAGGCGAACGCTGCGGTAGAAGTGGCGGTTTTCCTGATGTTACAAAATCAAACATTCTTTTTCTCCCTTCGGCGTTAGCCTAAAATTATTTTTCTGCTGGCCAGGTCTATTACGAAAAACTTTTTGACATAGAGCCCTTTCACAAGGGCCGCGCCGGTCCTCTTGCCCATGGCGACAATCTGCGCGAGAGTCTCTTGCCCGCGCTCATTGATGGCGTGAATAAGATCTCCGTCTTTCCATTTCATGCGGCGAGCCTTTCACCGATGCGCTCATAGCGCCGGTAATAGCGAGCACGATTGCGCACCTTGCGGATCTCTCGCACCGATACTCCCGAACCGTCAAGCTGGCCGGCCATGAGCATATTGACCGTATAGGCCAGGCGATAAGAGAGCTCGCGGGCAACCTGCTCCACTGCTGGATCTATTGCGCTCGAAAGCGTGGTTGCCGATACGATTTTCGTTTCGGGAAGTATGTAGGTCGTAGTCGGGAGCTTTGTGAGCAAAGGCGCGGCGACCGCAGCGCCGGCCACAAGGCCAAGCGTCTTAAGAAAACCTCTGCGCGAAACATTCTTCGGAGAGCATTCCTGATTTGGTAGGTTTGTCGTGCGAGTAGCTTCAACACATTCGCCCTGAATTTCAGACAGTGAACGCTCTCCGAACAATGGCTCTGGCGATTCTCCGCGACCTCCATTCTTCACCGAATTAAACAACGAAAATAAATTCATGTTAGCCGGCCAGGTAGTATTCAACCGTTGTGCTCGCGGCGGCGGCTTGTAAACTCAAAGCCGAGATGCCGGATCCGGTTGCCGCTTCAATCAAAAGGATCCCGCTGCCAGGTTGCAATGAAATCACGATGTTCGATGCGCCGCCTTGCGGCGTCCATGTGACTTGCAATGCATTCGTGTTGCCGGTGTTTTTGATCCAGACAACTTGGCATGGCGAAATCGGCAAGCTGATTGCCGTTGCCGAATTGGGAATGCTTTGCCCTTCCGCCTTGCTCTCTTGTGTGCAATTCGCGGAAGCCAGCGCCAGGATTTTATTGAGCAGGCTATCGCCGCTCACGCCGGTTGAGATCTGTAAGCCAGGATCATTGACCTTGACGGTGATAGCCATTATTGCGCTTCCTTTGCTTTTGATTTTTCAAAATAGACGCCATGAATTTCCGCTGGCGGCATCCGGCGCGGCACATAAATGTTTTTCGGCGCCATCCGCGCGCGCGGCGTGATGGTCCGTGGCCGCAAAAGATTTTTCAGGAATCCGAACGAGAGCGGCAAAATGATTTTAATGATGCGCTGGCTGATCCGCGTGACCGCGACTCTCCCATTATGGGAATAGGCCAGGAAGCGCGCGGAGAGTTTCCGGCTGATGAAATGCAGGGGAGTAGATTGTGCGCTCTGCTCGAATTCTAAAACGGCAACGCGGGCCATGATTTTTGGGACACGATGATTCTGCCGGCTCTTAACCGGATCCGCTCTAATTTGGCGCTTAGGCTGCGCAAGGTCTTTTCAAAATGAGAGTGTCTCGCAGAACGGTCCTAAAAGCAAGAGGGCCACAATCTCTTGTGGCCCTTTCCGCCAGGCGGGTATTTGGAGGATACACATCGGCGGAAGCTTGTTTACAGGCGATTATACAGGCTTTTTCGCCTGCTCGCGCTGCTATTGCGCAGCTAGATTCTTTCTTTTCCTGGCCCTGTGCCTGGATCCGCGCCGTTCTGCTTTCCAGAGCCGGAAGTCTGCTCTCTCTTTTAGAGTGCTAGGGCGATGGCAATGTTGACATTTTCGCGCGGTCACAAGCTCGCGCCGCCAGGTGAGCAACTTCTTTTTGCATTTCTTCCCGCAGATGGTCGCGCGGCGGCGAATGAGCTTTGCGGAAAGCCGCTTGGTGCAAACTGTACAGAACAGTTTGAAATGAACTTTTTGGCTCATAGTTTTATCAACCTCGCGTTCTGGATCAAATCGAGTAATTGCGGCGTGGTCGTAATCGGGCATTCCGGTTGTGAGCAATCTTGGAACTGTTGCGGCTCATCGGATCTCATATAAGCCATGATGATATCGAGCAAGGCCATCTGTTGAGATCTGGTCATGGCAAACCAGAAATGCGAATGATCTGGAGGATTACTCATCGCGTTTTTTCCTTCCTGCCCATCAACCAACCGATAAGCAAAATCGAAATGAACATCGTGGCCCTGATGAGCTCTTCTCTTAGTTCGGATGACATCATTGCGCTCCTGAAATGGAATTGAGTGCGCGCTTGACTCCATCGAGCACGGCAGCGCGCAGACTATCGCTTTCTTTTAAGGCGTGCTCAAATTGCGGCGGAATAAAAAAGCCAACGGCAAATTGCTGCGGATCCGGTTGTGTGTAATAGGTGATGAAGATAATCGTATGCTTGAAGATCTCTTCAACTTTTTCATCGCGGATCTCGTTTTTAATAAATTTGGAGCTCATTCCTTCACCTTGCATTTTTCCATCATGAATTCCAATTGCGCATCTAGCTCGGCAATCATCGCGGCTTCCTCGATGGCATCTTGTAAGCCGCCGCAAAGTTTTTGATGCCTGCGGTCCCTGCGCTCATCCCAATGCTCTGCCATTTTGAACATATCGGCTTCATGACCGCAGGCAGGGCAGATCAATATCTTTTCGGAATCATGGCTCATCGGTTTTCGCCGCCTTCAACATGGAACTCGGGCATACAATCAACGACCTGGCCGGTACAACAAATATCATGAGTAAATCCGCAGTGAGGGCAACAGCAATGCTCGCGTTGACTACAGTTCTCGATATCACCTTGCTCGCACTGCGGGCAATTATCGCTTCCGTGCTGAATGCTTTTTGTCATCTTCGCGCCACCATTTCATGCATTCCGCCATCACGGTTTTTTCTGATTTGAATGGTTTAGGAAGCTGCCAAAGATGAGCGGTCATTGACACGTAAGCGGATCTCACGCCTAAGCGGTAATAGCGTTCCATCAGCCTATCGAGTCTTTTTGCGAATGCGCTTTGTGGTTTGTGTTTTTTTACTATTGTGCTATTCTTCATTTCGATTCCTCCCAACCCTTGAGGAAACTGCCTGTGGGCCTGGCGTGACTGCCAGGCTCTTTTTATTGCCGCCGCGCTCATCGAATTCCTTAATGAGACTCTGCGCGGCGTGCGTTAATGTTGTCCATGCCTTCCCGCCAGGATACAGTTGCTTGCGCAGATCCATGATGAGTTGGATGGCGTTGAGAGCTCCGCGCATTCGCGCTTCGCGTGTTAGACCGAGCCACTTCCACTTTCGGGAATACATATGATCTTGGTCCTTTCTTCGTCTGAGAGCCGGCGAATCGCATAGATGATCTCGCCGCCAACCTCGAAGCTTTGGTGATGGCTCCATGATTCTTGAACCAATACGCCTTGATGCCGTTGACTGCTATCAATCAGGCAATTGTTGAGCGTGATGTGATTCGGCCCTTTTTGTGTGGGGAACGTGATCCATTCCACATAGGCATCAATGACCTTATGGCCGGTCACGCTGCTTTGAATTCCGCAGACCTGATGCATCTGCTCACGGATCTCTAACGGAACTTCTTTCATGCTCTTGTAGTCCATTTTCAAAACTCCATTCCTGGATTGCAGTTCAAACAGTGAAGAGCTCCATGCCGGCACGGTCGCGGCGGCGGCGCGGGCTCGCTGATTTTTTCGAGATACTTTTCCTTGGTCGTTTCCGGTTGCTCGATGCGCGGATGTACAAAGATCTCGGTGCGCGGTCGCTGCCAGTCGCGCATCACTTCAATTTTCCAGTTCACTTTCTTGTCGTCCCAAATGATGCCGGCATCCACAAGCGAATCTCCGCAGAGCTTGAGATAGTTGTCTGGATCCGCCTGTGCCTTCACGCCTTTGCCCACATAGATCTGTACGATGACATAGTAAGCATCAGCCTTCACGCTGCCCTTGGAAAGATATGCAACCGATTCCTTGAATGCCCTGGCGCGCTCGGTCACATAGAATCCGCCGCCCTTGCGCGGCATCTTATAGTGATTCACGCTCTGCGGAATGAGTGGCGAGATGATATGCAGAGGTTTTCCCGAAATGGGCTCGCGCAATGGTCGCCGCCGTTTCATTTGCCGGTTATCTGTTCGCGTACCCATTCCAATGTCTCAATCTCAATGCTCACGCGAGCGGCTTCGAGCAAGGATGATGCATTGCGATCCCTTAGAAAATAGAATCCGCGCTGGCGATGCAATTCGGTGAGTCGTTTGTCTATTTGAATTAAGAGATTCGGTTTTTTCATTTGTTTTCCAGTTCCTTTTTGATCTGCTGATATTGCTCGGCGTTGCACAATAGCAAACCGCCAACCAATTTGCCATGAAAGATCTCGCCAATGATGTTGCCCTGGATCCCGATAGTCACCATCGTATCTTTTTTGTTTCGGTGCAATCGCATCTCTGTGATGTTGTCAACAGTTGAAAGCCGGATATCGAGCCCGCGCTCGGCCATGAGTTTGCAGATTTCAAAATGGGAAGCCATCACCATTTCCTTTCGCGCGCTTGCCAAATGGCCATCTCAATCATGAACCAAATAAAGCCGATGAGTAGCCAAAGTTTGGGAAACATGAGAACCAAGACGATAGCAGCGATGAACACAGCAAGAAATTTCATCGGCGCACCATCACATTGTTGGCGCACCAATATGCTTCCACGCCGGCCACAATCCACGGCAAGATGCGCTCAAGCCGATGATGGCCGGTGCGATGCAAGAAATACATGCCGCCGAGCTCCGCGCCGAAGCTGGCGGCGAAGTATGCCGCTGTGCCGGCATCGCTCTTTGAGAGCGGTTTTAAAACGGGATTGATCTCATGCGTAAAGCGTGTATCGAACTGGCGGGAAGTGTATCCATCGAGCGCCAGGCCGGTTGCCGAGCTCGATATCGCCGCAATGTTTTGATGATCCCAAAATGGATGCATCTGTGAGGGAGCGGGAGCCGTGGGAAGAGATTGCCCATAGCTCCCGATTGCTGCCAGCAGAAGCAAGCAATAGATGGTGCCGATGCGAATGCACAGTGATGGAGCGTTGCCTTTGGCATAATCCCAAAATGAATAGGATTCCTGGCTACGAACATCCAATCTGGCGAATACTGATAGCGGTTGCGGATTGTATCCATCAGGAAACAGATCCGGCATCGCCGGCACCGTATAGAAGTATTCGTATCTGACTTTAGGCTTTTGCAAGCTGGACCTCTTTCCCTTTTCGGGCATCATCGCGCTTGCATTGTTTACAACGGAAGGTTTCGCCAGGCGCAGGCGGAATATCCTGCTGGCATTCTTCATCGTGCGTCACGCCGCCATCGGCCCACACATGCCGATGGTTCTCGGTGCGCGCAATCCCATCGCGGCAATATTCGCATTCCAGAGAGCGAACGGTATCGCACTCGCAAATCATCTCGCCGCGAAACGTGCTGTACTTCGCTTCGAGATCCTTATCCGCTATCGTGCGCGGATCTTCCGGTGCCAGGTATTTAAGGAAAGCTTCCGCTTCCTCGATGCTCTGCATGACCGGACCAAAGGCCCAATTGGTTACGCTACAGAAGAGAATCGCTCGATGATCTTCTCTGCCTTCTAAGATGTGGATACCCATGTTTGTATCCTCCTTTGCACTCCATCTTAGGGTGCATTTGCACTACTGTCAAGAGCAAATTTCCATTGACAGGCAACCGAAAACAGGGCATTCTCAATCCATGGACGCACTACTAACTAGAGAGCAAGTTGTGAAACAGCTTAAGAAGCTGGTAGCCGAATCCACGGTTGAAGATCTGGCATTGGATTTCGGCCTTAAGAGCCGTAACAACATCTATGACGTAATCGCCGGTCGCAAGGCTCCCACAAAGAAGATCCTGGCCGGCATGAAACTCAGAAAGGAAACGGTCACGCGCTATCGCCGCATCGCATGAAGATCATTGTCACAACCGAGCCATTTGACTTTAGTTCAAAGCCTGCATTCGGCACTGCCGGATACTCAGGCCGGCGCGGTCGGCGCGTTGTACTTTTGAATTTTTTGCCCGAGAGCGTTCGCCGCGTCATCATCTTTGAAGGCGATGAGCAACAGGCGCTCTCTCTCGCGGCGCAACTAGATTATTTTTTTAAGGAACCATCCTTATGCCCCGTTACAGTAACATCGTGAAAATCGAACAACGCATCAAAGAGATCTTCGCGCAAGAGATGGATTGCGGCATCGAAGAGCTCAAACCTGAAACTCTTTTCGGCGGCGATAGCCTTGACCATGTGCAACTCATCATGGTTGTGGAAGAGGCTTTCGATATCCAAATCTCCGATGATATGGCGGAAACGCTCAAGAGCATCGAGCAGTTTGTTTCCTATGTCTCGAAGGCCACGGATTTGCCGCCTCACTGGAAAAAGGCGGATTGATATGGTTGCTTGTCCCGAATGCGGCTCTGAGATGGTTCTCAAAAAATCCACGAAGTACTTTTACTCGAATGGATGCCGCCGCAACTTCTATTCGTGTTCGCAATATCCGGTGTGCCGTGGCACACAAGCGGCGGATGAGATAGGCCGGCCTATTGGCGTTGCTGCCAACGCAGAGTTGAAGGCGCTGCGTAGCAAGGTCTATGAAAAGCACATCGAATTCATGCGAGCTCGCCAATGGGACCACGCCAAGGGTTTCTATCGTTGGCTCGCGCGCCGGCTCGGGCTCGGTGACAATTGGGAACAGGCGCGCATCAACTTTTTGAACGCGGAGCAGTGTAACAAGGCGCTCGAAGAGATGGAAAGGACTCTCACCAAAGAGCGCCGGAAAGGTCATCACGCATGAACGATGTGCCGCCAGTTGATCGTAGCAAACGATGTATGACATCCGGTAAGCCAGAGACGCCGGATCATACTGATTTACTTCCCAACGGCCAACAGAAAGATTACGTAATACTCTGCCCGCAAGAACGCGCAAAAGGATTTGTCAGGCCAGTGCGCCGAACATATCTTCATAAAGTCTGTGGCACAACGACCACTTGTAGCCAGGCGATTGCTGAGACGTATGCTCGGGATCCTGGCTTTTATGGTGGAACTTTTTGTTGTCATTGCCGGCAGCATTTTCCATTGGATCAATTTGTGTGGGAAGGAACCAATGAGCAACTCGGAACTTAAAACAACATTCACAAATCACTCGCGCCGGCAATGGTCTGAGGAAGAATGCCGCATCTTCATCAACGCCGCGCTTTGTAAACTGATTGATGATGCTGGTGGCGTCATCACAATCAGTGTCTCGGATCTCTATCGTGTGGCTCCGATGGGAACATTGGCGATGAGCCTTTCCGATGATGACAAGATTTTGACGTTGACTCGTTTGAAAACAGATTCCTGATAGCTATTGCTTTCAGGATGCAGAACGTGATTTACTTTTGCACACAGGACAAGGCAAGTTTTCAAGGGTTTCTAGTTGGCTACATCCGACAAAACGCGTTGGCGGGATTCCCGCGAACCTGGCCACTTTTGGGCCGATAACGAAATCATCATCAAATTCGGGCCAGATCTCGGCGCTTACGGGATTTCGGTCTACATGGTTGTTTCCATGCTGGCGCGCAATGATGATGGCCGGTTCCGCATAACGGCGCGCCAAATTGCGAAGCTCATCGGGATCTCGCCGGCACAGGCCGCACGTGAGCTCAATAAGCTTCTAACCCTTGAGTTAGCCATCCGCGAGTACAAGGCCACAACCAACAAAGAAGCCAGCGAATATCGGTTGATCTCGGTGCCGAAGATGACGGCGGCGCAGGTGGCCGAATTCTGGCGGCTTATGCGCCAGGGCAAAGACACAGCGAAAAGTCCGTCTCTACAGGAAACGCTTCCTGTGAAGTCCGTCTCTGATAGAGACGGGTCCGTCTCTGGTGGAAACGGGTCCGTCTCTGGTGGAAACGGGTCCGTCTCTACCAGAGACACATATATAGACTTAAGACTGAATACTAAGACTAAGGGCGAGTATCAGTTTTTTGAATCTTGGATCAATAGCTTGAAAGTGAAGAGAGCACAGCAGACAGAACTCGGGAAACAAAACCTTCAAGCTGCGCTCCTGGCGATGCCGGAATTCAGCGACCGCGATATTGCCGATGCCATAGCCGCGCAACTCGGTGTGACCGGCGACCAGAATGCGGCGCTCTTGGTTGGTGCTCTCTGTCGGCACGCGGAACGATTCCCCGAGATCCCGCTCGAAGAGCGCGGTCGCGTGTTGCTCAAAGCATGGTTCACTTACAAGGCCGCGCCAGGCGATTACAAGGCGCAATGGCGCAAGTTTTTTGCGGATGGAATGTTCTTTGATGTGAAAGTGCGAGAGACAGGCAAAGTCAAGGATGCCGCTCCCTTGGTTGAAGAGCGGCGCAAGCAATTACAGCAATTCCGAGCGAATCAAAAATGAATCTCAACCTCGATAAACCCATGCCGGCGAGCCTTGATGCCGAGCGTTCCATTTTGGGAGCCGTGCTGCTCGAAAATCTTTGCTATTATCAGGCGGCGAACATCCTTCGCCCTGTTGATTTCTCCCTGGCGGCTCATCGAAGTATTTTCGTCCGCATGGGAGAGCTCCTCGATACGGATGTGGCCGTGGATATCATCACCCTCACCGAGATCCTCAAACGCAATCGTGAAATTGAAAAAATCGGCGGCGTGGCCTACCTGTCATCGCTCACCGAAGGATTGCCGCGCCGTGAGAACATCGAGCACTATGCACATATCGTGCGCGACAAATCCATGTTGCGCAATCTTGTCCATGCTTCCACGGTCACCATCGCCAAATCTCTTGCCATGGAAGAGCCCGCCGATATCGTCCTGGCCGATGCCCATCAGAAGCTCACGGATATAACCAATGCCGTTTATAAAGAACGCACCTTGCAAGAAATTGCTGTAGCCACGATGAACAAAATCGAAGAGCTCTGCAAAATCGAAGGTGACTGCATCGGCGCGACAACCAGCATTCCCGATTTGGATCTCATTACGACCGGCTACCGCGATGAAGAGCTTGCCGTCATTGGCGGAAGGCCAGGCAACGGCAAAACTGGATTTGTCTGCCAGGGGATCCGCGCCAACTGTGAGCTCGGTCGCAAAGTTGGTTTCTTTTCATGTGAAGTGCCGGAAGATCAAATCATGATCCGTATGGCGTGCATGGATACTGGTATTCCCGTTTTTGAAACCAGAGATCCACGCATGTTGGAGATGAATCGAAGAAAGCAAAAGCTTCAAGAGGCAATCGCGGATATCGGCCATCGCTGGAAAGACCGTTTCTTTCTCGATTGCACGCCTTGTATTGATCTCAATCAATTGTGCGCTCGCGCTCGGGCATGGGCATCGAAAGGCGTGGATCTTATCTTTGTTGACTACCTGCAAATTCTTACATCGGAGGGCAAAAGCGAATATGAGCAAGTAACAAATTCAATCAAGCGCCTGTGGCATCTGGAACGGTCACTCAAAATCAAACTTGTGGCTCTCAGTCAGTTAGGCCGCGACAAAACCAATGCGCGGCCCACCATGGCGGATCTGAGGGGATCCGGCATGATAGAAAACTTCGCCAATGTTATCTTCCTGCTCTGGCGGGATCTCGAAATAGGGGAAGATGGCGAGCTCTTAGGGATGACAGGGAAAGATGAGATCATCATGCCCAAACAGCGTTCCGGCCCTTCACAGGTGAAGGTAAATGTCACCTTTGATGGTCCTGTGGGCATGTGGAAGCCACGCAACGCGAGTGTGCAAGTCGCATAATCCCGAAAAGGGAAAGAGGCAATACAATGGCACCAAGTCAATCGCTCCATGAACAGGTAAAAGCCATCACGGAGACGCTCATCACTGGCGGCGTCAAATATCACGAAGCCATCCGCGAATACAAAAAACAGTTCATCACAAATATGCTGATTGCTTATCGCGGGAATCAATGCCAGGCGGCGGCAGAGCTCGGGATGCATCGCAATACTCTCTTCCGCACCATTCAAGAGCTCAAGATAGATCTCCGCGCTCTGATGTGCGAGATCCGCGCCAAAAAGCGGCCAGGATCTATTAAGCCGGCGCTCTTGCAACGTCGCGCATGAGTATGTGTGCTATCTGGCGGCTGATGTGTGGATGCAATCGACTCTTTGTCAATGGCCGATATCGCGGCAACGCGCTGCATTCCAGAACGGAGCGTTGCCCGCTCTGTCACAAGGTCGCCGGCCTGTTGTTTGAGACGTATCTCTACGACCGCGACATTGGGATGTCCGATAAGCTCTTTCACAAGGGCATCCCAATGCTCAATCAGGAAGGAAAGAAAATTGAACGGATCTTCAAACGCGAAGCATTCAGCAAAGACGGAGAGAGCGCCTTTGCAGCCAAGTGATATCGAAGAAATGCGCAAGCAGTTCTATGCGACCACTTGTTACTGTACGCAACGGAAGAAAGGCAACAAATGGTTCTGTTTTCTCTGCTGGAATGTGCTACCGTTGCGCATAAAACGCTCTCTGAATAGCGGGAATCCACGTCTGTACACAGAAGTCTTGCCGCTCGCAAAGAAGATCCTCACAGCAAAGGGCCGTGGCCCATTCAACATGACCACAAATTGCATCATGGGAGCTTTCAAAAAAAATGGCAAATCCAAAAGATGAATTCGGAAATGAGTTTGAGGAAGGCGCATTTATCCAGTTGACTCTATCGAGCAACCTGATTCGCGGCTATGTCCTCAAGGTCAAACCTGGCGGCATCGTTGTGCGCGGTCGCAGAGCGGGCCGCGACATGCGAACGATGGGCAGCATCACAGTGATATGTGATATTGATCTGCCCATCAATCCAGACACGAACAAAACAGCGTGTCAACTGTTGCATCTCTCCGATGAGATCAAAAACCAATCGTTGCATGAAATCGTTCAAGAGCTCATCGCCAAAAACAAAGGCTCAAGTCTGCTGGAACCATAATCGTGAGCGAGCGGCCTTACATCTTTCTCACACAACAGGTATCGCGCGATGAACTGGCGCGGTTATACCCAAAAAGGGAAAATACAATGGCGACAGAAAAGCAGGTTGTATCTCACGGAATCGTGAGTTATCTAAGCGAAGATGGAGCGGCCAGGCCATTGCTTGTCATCAGATCTCGCCGGCTCTACGAAACAGGGACCACAACCGTCATCGGCAATGTGATTGATGGCATCGTGTTCGATGACGTGGAAGAGAACTTGCGGCACGCCGGCTATGCTCCGCAGCCAGCACAGATGATGCGCGTGGCGCGCGGCGTTCTCGAAGATCAAGCAGCCCTGCGGCCTGGCACCTGGCATTGGCCGATGGAGGATCTCACCGAAGAGGATAAGCAACTCAACGCGGATCTCGGTAAGCTCTTCCGCGATTCCTACCGCGATGAAATTCTGACGGCGGTCGAAGGGCGAGTAAGCAAATTGTTGAATGACCACACGGCCAGCATTCAGAAATTGATTGAAGATGGGCTTATGCGAGTCCCGCACATTAGCAAGGATACTGATTTTGCAAATGACGATGCCTCTACGTTGGCCAAGGGGATCCCGTTCATGACAGAAGGCGAGATCTCTACACTGCGAGAGAACACAGGCACATCCAAAGCTCCCGAGCAAGCCGCAACCACAACAGCGACCGCAGAAATGCCGGCAAGCTCAGATCATCTCGGCGCGACTGAAGGCGAACGCTCGATGATGGACACAGTACAGAACACGCCAATAATGAAGCCGCGAGATCCGGCGTAAAAACAAAAACAAAGAAATTACTTTCAAGCCCCGCGAAAGCGGGGTTTTTTATTTTGTACCTGCGCGCGAGCGGCAAGCACAAAAGAAAGAACGTTGACAAGTTGCTTTTACCATGCTAAAAATTATCCTAACAGATAATTTTTAGCATGGTAAAAG